CCATTAACAAATGGTTTGTTTGAAATTAAATTTGTAGAACATCAAGATCCATTTTACCAACTCAAAAAGCTTTATGTTTATCGTCTTCAAGTAGAATTGTTTCAATACGCATCTGAAAGAATTGAAACAGGTATTCAAGATATTGACGTATTTGAAAGCCTTAAAACTACTGACACAACTAAGCAAACAGACGTTGACATTGTTCAATCATTTGGCGATAACAATGAATTTAAGAATCAAGCAGGAGACATAATATTTAATTCGTCTAATCCATTTGGCAATGTACCTTTAACCACATATACTGTTGACAGTGCAACCATACACACTGATGCAGATAATGTAACAACAGATAGAGCATAATATGGCAAAACTAACTATAAATGTAGGAACATCAATAAATACTCGAACTGGGGATACGTTACGCGATGCTTTTGTAAAAACAAATACCAATTTTACAGAGTTATATGCTTTTGCAAATGCAGACGTACAGATTCCTTCTCAGACTGGAAAAGCTGGAAAAGTACTTAAGACAACTGGAACTACACTGCTATTTGAAAATATTTCTTATAGCGAGCTCACCGATAAGCCTGTATTGTTTAGTGGAAGTTATAACGATTTAACTAATAAGCCATTAATATTCAGCGGAGCGTTTAACGATTTAACTGTAGGTAATGCAACTTCTACTGTTGATGCAGATGCTACACTCACTGTCAATATACTGGCGTTCTATTCATATATTCAAAGCGCTAGTGCAACAACAAGAACTATTAATATTGCAAACTTAATTGAAGGTAAAAGTATTACGCTTTATCTAAGAAACACTAATGCAGCATCTAAAACTATTAATATTGCTGCTTCTACAACTTCTACTCCATTTGTTGGCGTAAACATGAGTAGAAGTGGCGCAGCAAGTGTTACATCAGTGACATTAGCCGCAGTTTCTGGCACAGCAGTTGTTAAAGTATTTAATGCAGGTGGTGTAATCTGTGGTTCTCTTAGCTGATTATGTTAAATAACAATATTTTCTATCACGGAATCACGCGAAAGATTATCGTTGCGTTTGGTAGTCTATTCAGCGACATTCGCATCAATAGAAAAATTGATGATGCCACAATACAAACTATTGCTATCCCAATAGCATATGCGCCTAAAGAAAAATGGCTCGTTAGAATAGAACAAGATCCTACATTAGATAATAGCACTTACATAACTCTTCCTCGACTTTCTTTTGAAATCACCGGCATGAATTATGATGCTGGTCGTAAAATGAATAGGATGGGTTTTGTAACATGTGGCGATGGTGATACTACTATGACAAAGACGTATTCGCCTGTTCCATATAATATTGACATATCGCTTTATTGTTTAACCAAAACGCAAGAAGATGCTCTTCAAATTGTAGAACAAATATTTCCATATTTCACGCCAGAGTATACTGTAAGTTTAAAAGGCGTGCCAGAGAGTAATATAATTATGGACATTCCTATTATTCTTCAAGGTGTAAGTATTCAAGACGATTATGATGGAGATTTTAATCAACGTAGATTTGTAACATATACAATGAATTTTACGTTAAAAGCTAACTTCTATGGACCAGTTGTAAATGGCAAGATTATAACTAATACTCTTGTTGATATTAATAATTTAACCGACACAGTGACATACACAAATCATGATGCAGAAGGTAATCCTAGCACCGGCGTTATAACAGATAATTGGACTGACAATATCTAATGGGCAATGAACTAAAATTTTATAATTCTAATTCAAATCTGAAAGCAGCTGGACAATCAATATCATTCACTCAAGAACAACTTGAAGAATATGTTAAATGCGCAGAAGATCCTATATACTTCGTAAATAACTATTGTCAAATCGTTACACTTGATGATGGATTACAACCATTTAAATTATACCCATGTCAAGTTAATAAGCTTAATGTCATCCACAGGAACCGCATGGTTATCCTTATGGAAGGACGACAGCAAGGTAAAACTACTACATCTGCTGCATATATTCTTTGGTACACGTTATTTCAAGAAGCAAAAACAGTTGCTATTTTAGCACATAAAGCTTCTGCAGCTCGAGAAGTATTAGACCGTTATCAGATCATGTATGAATTACTTCCAAAGTGGATGCAACAAGGTGTTGTGACTTGGAATAAAGGTGACGTAGAATTAGAAAATAGATCGAAGGTGTTTACATCTGCTACCACAACTTCTGGTATTCGAGGTAAAACAGTCAATATGTTGTATATCGACGAAACATCGATTATTCCAAATAATATCGCTGAAGCTTTCTTTGCTTCAGTTTATCCTACAATCTCATCTGGTTCCGATACAAAGATCTTGTTAAGTTCTACTCCTCTTGGTTATAACCATTTTTGGAAATTCTGGAATGATGCTGAGCATGGAAGAAATGGATTTATTCCCTTATTCATTCCTTATTCTGAAATCCCCGGACGCGATAAAGCATGGGCTGATAATCAACATAGACTTCTTGGCGATCTTAAGTTTAATCAAGAAGTATTATGTAAGTTTCTAGGTTCTAGCTTTACGCTTATTTCGTCTAATACAATTTCTCAAATGTCTCCTGGTGATATCGTATATCATAAAGACGGCCTTGACATATATGATAAACCAGTAATTGAAAATACAGATACTCCAGGACGATCTTATTGTTTAATTGCAGATACTGCAAAGGGTATTGGAGGAGATTATTCAGCTTTTGTAGTAGTTGATATGACAGAAATGCCGTATCGAGTTGTTGCTAAATATAGAGACAATAAGATTAGTCCACTGTTATATCCATCTGTAATATATAAAATTGCAACAGAATACAATAAAGCATATGTTTTAATCGAGATAAATTCGTCTGAGCAAGTTGCAGACATTCTTTATAATGAATACGAGTATGAAAATATGATATTTGTCAATAGATCTGGAGATGGCCAAGTAATCTCGGGTGGTTTTGGCGGAGGACGTACTCAGTTTGGCGTAGTAACAGATAAACGCGTGAAAAGAATTGGATGTTCTAACTTTAAAACTTTAGTTGAAGAGAAAAAGCTTCTAATTCCAGATGCTGATATTATTTCTGAAATATCTACTTTTATTCAAGTTAAGAATTCATATGAAGCAGATGAGGGATATCATGATGATTTAGTGATGCCACTCATTCTATTCTCTTGGGCAACTACCAATTCATACTTTAAAGAATTAAGTAATATAAATATTAGACAGGTGATTTACGAAAACCAAATGAAAATGATCGAACAGGAATTAACTCCTTTTGGTTTCTATGATGATGGACAACACACAGATATGCGAGAAGGCTTGGAACTTCTCAAATAATAAATAGAGTAGACAAGCTGATTTGTTTACCATATAATATAAACTCTCAAGGAGAACCACAATGCCTTTTGCTCTCTCTCCAGGCGTAACAGTAATCGAGAAAGATTTCTCATCTATTATCCCTGCAGTTTCTACTTCCGCTGGTGCTTGCGCCGGTGTGTTTTCGTGGGGCCCAGTATCTGAACCAACTACAGTCACTTCGGAAGATGTTCTTGTAGATCGTTTTGGTAAGCCTAACGATTCAAACTTTAAGTCTTTTTTCACAGCTGCTAACTTTTTATCATATACAAATAACTTAATTGTTAATCGTGTAGATACAACAGGTCTTCGAAATGCAGTTTCATCAGCTGGAGGCGAAGTTTTAGGTGTTACATTCGCAACTGCTGGTTCTGGGTTTAAACCAGGACATGCAACAACCGTTGCATTCAGCGCACCTCAGACTGCTGGTGGTGTTACAGCAACTGGAACGGTCATTCTTGCTGGTGGTGCTGTAACAAGTTTCACAGTTGGTACTGGTGGTTCTGGGTATTTAGTTGCTCCTACAGTTACAATTAGTGCACCAGATGTTGAAGGCGGTGTAAGAGCCGCAGCTGTTGCTACTATTAGTGGTGGTGCTGTAGTATCAATTGCTTTAGTTTCTGGTCAAGAAGGTTCTGGTTATACATCTGCTCCTACAGTTACTATTACGAATGCGCCATCTGGTGGAGTTAATGCCATAGCTACTGCTGTTATAGCAACATCGGCAATTTCTAATATTAGAATGACTAACGGCGGTTCTGGTTATACAGCTGCTCCTACAGTTACAATAACAGCATCTAATCAAGGAAGTGTTGGAGCTGTTGTATTACCTACTACGATAGTAGCAGTTCTTTCTGCAAATTCTGGTGTTAAGATTAGAAATTCTGAACATTATCTTTATAGCTTCCGCGATTATCAGCAATCTGTTTACGGTATGTTTGCTGCAAGATATCCAGGTGCTTTAGGTAATGGTATTCAAGTTATCTTAGTTGACAATGCTGTTTGGACTTGGGCACTAGCTAATTCTAGTAATACTACTGCAAAATTAATTACAAATTCCTTTTCCGGCGCTCCCGGTAGTTCTGCACAAGCTGCTTTAAAATCAATTGCAAACGATGAACTTCATGTATTAGTTCTTGATAGTTCTACTGGAACATGGTCTGGAACTCCTAACAGCGTATTAGAAAAATACTCATATCTTTCAAAGCTAAAGAGTGTTGTACGCAGTGATGGCACTAATCTTTATTTCCGCGATGCTATTAACAGTGGTTCTAAATATCTTTGGGTTCTAAATACACCATCTTCTGTTCAAGTTAACGATCCACAAAACTTAGACTGGACACGTGACATAAACACTATAGTTGCAGGTTCAAACTTACGAGATCTAAATGCTATCGCATTAACTATCACGCTAGCTGGTGGTATTGATGATTTTGGAGCAACTGCTGGTAACGTTGAAGCTGCGTATATGCAATTCCTTAATACAGATTTGTATGATATTTCACTAGTTGCATCAGGTGACGTAAGTGTTTCTACTGCTAATCTATTAATTGGTAGCTTAGCAGAAGTACGGCGTGATTGTGTTGTCTTTATATCTCCACGAAATGTAGATGGCACACCAATTATTGCATCTGGCGATGATGGAGTTACTGCTATTAAGACTTTCAAAGCTAATATGACAAACAGTTCATATGCAGTTCTTGATTCAGGCGCTAAGTATCAGTATGATCGTTATAACGATATGTATCGTTGGATTCCTCTAAATGGCGATATGGCTGGTTTATGTGCTCGCACAGATTACACAGCAGATCCTTGGTTCTCTCCAGGCGGATTTACTCGCGGCCAGATTAAGAATGTTGTTAAACTTGGTTTTAATCCGGGTCAAACAGAACGCGATAATCTTTACAAAGAAGGTGTTAATCCTGTTGTTACATTCCCAGGTCAAGGTACTATCTTGTTTGGCGATAAAACATTTACTTCTAAACCAAGTGCATTCGATCGTATTAACGTACGACGTTTATTCATTGTTATTGAGAAAGCGATTGCGGTTGCTGCAAAGTATCAACTGTTTGAATTCAATGACGATTTTACTCAAGCTCAATTCCGAAACTTAGTTGAACCATTCTTACGAAATGTTCAAGGACGCCGTGGTATTATTGACTTCCGCGTTAAGTGTGATGCAACTAATAACACCGGTGAAGTTATCGATCGAAATGAATTTGTTGCAAGTTTATTCATTAAACCAAATCGTTCTATCAACTTCATCACTCTAAATTTCATAGCAGCTCGCTCTTCAGTAAGCTTCGATGAAATTGGTGGTTAATATAAAATCTGGAGAGGATTTCTCTCCAGGTGAATAAATAAAGAACAAAGGAGTCATTTACATGGCAAATATTTCAGATTTTAAGGCGCAACTTACTGGTGGCGGCGCACGCGCAAATCAGTTTAGAGTTGAATTATCTTTTCCATCATTTGTAACACTTGGAGCGGTTGCTGGATTACAAGCACAATTCTTGTGTAACGCTGCACAACTTCCGTCTTCTACAATAGAGCCTATCTCTGTTTTGTATAGAGGGCGCCCAATAAACTTTGCCGGTGAACGTACG